CTTCGAAGCAGGTGACTTCCAGACACTTGAAGACTTAGTTGCAGTAATCAACTCTGATTCATCTACAGTTGGTTCGTTCCGTAAAGAGATCGCAGACATCATCGATTCTGCACCAGAAGCTCTTAACACACTCAACGAAATTGCTACTTACATCAACGTAAATGGCACTGGCGATGACGTTCTTACAGCTATCACTAACAGCGTAACTGCAGCTAAAGCAGAAATTCGCGGTGAAGTTACTGCTGCATACGATACGCTTGCTGAAGTTGAAGATGCACTTGATATCATTAACGGTTCTGGTGTAGGTTCTATTGCTAAAGTTGCAGCTGACTTCGCAGCAGCTGATACAACACTGCAGTCCAACATTACTGCAGAAGCAACAGCTCGTGCTGCCGCAGACGTTACATTGCAGTCCAACATCGGTGCAGAAGCAACTACTCGTGCTGCCGGCGACGTTACATTGCAGGGCAATATCGATGCAGAAGCAACAGCGCGTGCTGCTGCAGATACTACACTTCAGTCTAACATTACTGCAGAAGCTACAGCTCGTACGAATGCTGATGAAACACTCACAACTGGCTTAGGTAACCTTTCCGGTGTTACTGATGCTGGTACTGCTCGTACAAACCTTGCTGTTTACAGTAAAACAGAAATGGATGCGGCGCTGCTCCTTGCCGGTGCAAGATTCATCACTGAGATCCTTACGGTCACAGCCGATGCAATCACGTTGACACATGCTCCTAAAGATGGTGTATTGTTCAACTTCGGTACAGTACGTCACACAGATGCTAACTTTGTATCTTACGACATTCCTGCAACAGTTGGTGGATCTGCCACTGTATACAACCTTGCCCCGAACGCTTCTGGCGACTTCGACGGTAAAGCAGTTGTTGTACAGTACGCATACACACCTGCATAATTGAAGCATTATCAGGGGGCTTAGGTCCCCTGATAACTCATTGATGAATACCGATGAGGTTAAATAGGATTATAAAATGGCTATAGTAAAAAGACAGGCAGATGTTCAATTAACACAGTTGACAACAGGCGCGCCTGTGGAGTATGATACGTTTGCAGAAGTAGCTACAGCACTTTCAAATATTGTGTCAAAACTCGATCTGATTACTGTTACGTCCGATATAAACCTTGATAATATTAACCTTGATAATCTTACGGAGGCACTTAGCGCAGGTACTGTAGAAGATTTTGAAATAGCTTTGGTTACAGCAGCTTCTGAATTACCTGATGGGACATTCTCGCTAACCAATATTGGCGACATCGATGATTTTGAAATGTCTTTAATTAACTAAGGAAAGAAAAAATGGCAGTTATTTTATACAAAGGCCCAAACAAGACTGTTGCTACCATAGCAGCTAGAAATGCAATTGCAGTTAAACATGACAGTATGGTTGTTACCGTACTTGATGCAATAGCAGATCCTGCCGCCGGTGCTGGGATTGCAACGTTTCGTTGGGTAGAATCCACATCGGCATGGATTTTAGTTTCAAAGTCTGGTGTCGAAAGTATTAACTTTGAAACAGAAGAGTTACTAATCTCTAACGGATCGGTAACACCTTCAAACGTTGCTATAAGCGGCAATTACTGGAATATAGTAGTTGTTAATGGCGATGTTATTCAGGCAGAACTCAAACTAGAAAATCTCACATCAAATCTAAATAGCATTTCGGGACTAGATGATTACAATGGTTTATCTTTAAGAGTAACGTATGCTTACGGTACAGTAGGTCAACAGGTAACTGACTATGTTGATTTTAAAGCAGCGGAAATCCAAGCAAACCTTGACGGCTTTTCAGGTACCGTCGCAGAATTTGAGGCAGAACTATAATGGTAAATTTAGCACAACGAATTGGTCAAGAATTTAAAAGTGTTCGTGATAACGAAATCACAAATCTCCAGGCAGCAGATGTTACCCTTCAAGGTAATATTGATACCGAAGCTTCTACAAGAGCAACTGCAGACTCCACACTACAGGCCAACATTGTTGCAGCAGAAGCAGCAGCAATTGCAACAGCAGCAGCAGATGCAACTTCAAAAGCAAATGCAGCCGAAGCAGCAGCTACAGCAGCAGCAGCAACAGACGCAACTTCAAAAGCAAATGCAGCAGTAGCAGCGGCAAACAGCAACACAGGGGATCGCGAATCAGCTATCACCACAGCATACCAGACTTACGCAGACGCGGCAGAAGCAGCTGCGAATACGTATGCAGACGGTGCCGTTGCGACTGAAGCTAGCGCTCGCGCTGCTGCAGATACCGCATTGCAGAACAGCATAGATGCTGAAAATGCAAGAATTGATGCTATCCTCAATGCCTCTACTGCTGATAAAGACACCTTTGCAGAAATCGTTTCATTCATCAATGCAGTTGATACAACAAATGATACAGCTCTAGGTACTGAAATTACTACAAGAGCAGCTGCAGATACTACTCTTCAAGGTAATATTGATGCTGAAGCTAGTGCAAGAGCATCCGCTGATACTACGCTGCAAAATAACATCAACACTGAAGCTAGTGCAAGAGCATCCGCTGATACTACGCTGCAAAATAACATCAACACAAAACTTGATGCATCTCATGATATGACTTTGACATTGTCTGGTGATGTTTCTGGATCTGCAACATTTACTAATATGGCTGATGCCACTCTTAGTGTTGCACTAGGCGCAAATACTGTAACGTCAAGTGAACTATCTGGTGCTACTTCTCTTGTAATTTATAACTCTGCTGGTACTGCATTAAAAACTCTGTTCGGCGCAGGATCATAAATAAAAGAAAATAGGAATTTAACATGGCAAACCCAACTACCAGACAAGGACTTATTGATTATTGTTTAAGACGACTAGGTGAGCCTGTTATAGAAATCAACGTCGACCCTGACCAATTAGAGGATAGGGTCGACGAAGCAATTCAATATTGGCAAGAGTTTCACGCCGACGCGACATATAGAACATATGTTGCACACCTCGTAGGTGACAGCGATGTATCAAGAGAATACATTGAAACAACCGACGATGTTCTATTTGTATCAAAATTATTCCGAATTTCTTCTTCATTTAACAATTCAATGAATTTCTTTGATATTAAATATCAAATGATGCTAAACGATATCGCTGATATGCAAAACTTCGCCGGTGATCTTGCATATTACGACCAATTAAATCAATATCTTTCTATGCTTGATATGAAATTAAACGGTGAGCCACAGACTACATATTCGCGTAGTATGAATCGCCTCTATATTCACGGAGATTTTTCCGATAAAGACATTCAAGCCGGCTCATATATAATTTATGAAGCATATAAAACTGTAGATCCAGGAACATTTGGTAAAGTTTATAACGACATGTGGCTTAAAGAATATACCACAGAGCTTATTAAACAACAATGGGGATCTAATCTGAGTAAATTTGAAGGCATGCAAATGCCTGGAGGTGTCACTCTTAATGGTAGACAATTGTATGATGATGCCACTGCCCAAATAGAAAGACTCAGGGAAAAGATTCGCACTGACTTTGAAATGCCGACGGATTTCTTTGTAGGATAATATAATGGCAACTAGTGTATATTTCAGTCAAAGAGTCAAATCCGAACAAAATTTATATGAAGATATAATTATTGAATCTTTAAAAATTTACGGCCAAGACGTATATTACCTTCCCAGAACTATCGTCAATGAAGATAAAATTCTCGGTGAAGATGTTCCATCAAAATTTAGTGCGGCATACCAAATTGAAATGTATGTTGAAAACATTGAAGGCTTTGATGGTGAAGGTGATATTTTTGCCAAGTTCGGCGTTGAAATACGAGATACTGCTACATTCGTTGTATCACGAAGACGGTGGGAAAGTACTGTAGCTCGAATTGACAATATCTTAGAAACATCTAGACCAAACGAGGGAGATATCATTTATCTTCCTCTATCAAATTCAATGTTTCAAATTATGGCAGTCGAGCATGAATCCCCATTTTACCAGTTAAGCAACCTACCTACATATAAGCTACGTTGTGAACTCTTCGAGTATTCTGGCGAAGATTTTGACACAGCCGTTGCGGCGATTGACGATATTGAGCGTAGGTATGCTTACAAGTATCTTACTACCCTTGATAGTGCATCTGCAGGTTGGATTGTAGGAGAAACTGTTAATCAAACTCTATCAACCGGTACGGTTATATCAGGAGAAGTTGCTGGATTCTCTGCTTCAGACAATGTCTTACAACTTATTCATGTCGGTGCAGATGATGGCAATTATCATAGCTTTATAATAGGTGAGCAGATTACCAGTACTAGGGGATCTACTGCGTTGGTTACTGCAGTAGCTGAGGATAACCAGTTATCCGAAACTGAAGATAATGACTTTTTTGATACCACTGAAACAGATCTTGAATTCTTAGATTTCAGTGAAACTAATCCGTTTGGAGATCCACAGTAATGTTAGGTAATCATTTTTATCACGAACGCATTAGAAAAAGCGTTGCCATGTTTGGCTCTCTTTTTAATAACATTTACGTTGTTCGTACAGATTCTTCAAATAAGGTTATAAGCCAGGCAAGAGTTCCTTTGTCATATGCTCCTGCTACAAGCTTTTTAGACAGAATAAGAGAAAATCCTGACTTAGAACAAGATACTAAAGTTGCCATTAAACTTCCTCGTATGTCATTTGAGATTATTTCATATCAGTATGATTCACAGAGGCAGCTTCAAAAAACAAATAATATTAACCGAACTTCTGGTGACTCTACTACGCGCAATAAGTTTTATGCGTCTACTCCTTATATAATTGGATTTCAGCTTAACGTCTATACTAAAACCCAAGATGATGCTTTACAAATCATTGAACAAATTCTGCCATACTTTGGTCCTCAGTATACGTTAACTATTAAACCATTCGCAGATTTTAGTGATATTAAAGAAGATGTTCCTATCACGCTTAACGGTATTTCTTATACTGATGCCTACGAAGGTGCTTTAGATAGTAGACGTATTATTCAGTATACATTAGACTTCCAAATGAATGCGAACTTCTATGGAGCAGTTCAAGAAGCAAGTATTATTAGGAAACCTATTGTTGATATATATTCTGGTAGAACTGAAATAGATTCCGATGGTGCATTTGATCTTTATAGCCCATCAGTAAGAATTGAAGTAAATCCAAACCCTCTTAATGCAAGTCCAGATAGCGACTACGGGTTTACTACTACAATTTATAGTTATGAGGATAGTGCATAATGGATGAAGAAAAAAACAAACATTATCAAAACGATTATGAATATTCCAGAACCGTTTTATACGATTTAATTTCAAAGGGTACTGATGCTCTTGAAAATATGATTGAAGTGGCTAGAGAAAGCGAGCATCCTAGAGCTTACGAGGTTCTTGCCACATTAATTAAAAATACGGCTGACGTTAATGATAAATTAGTCGACCTAAATAAAAAGCACAAAGATATCAACTCAAAATCAGCTCCTACACCTATTGAAGGTGGATCAACGACTAATAATGTTTTTATCGGCTCAACAACAGATCTACAACGTATGCTTCAAGATGTGCATGCTAAACAGGTGGAGAGTAACGTGGTGGATATTACACCACATTTAAAAGATGAATAATATTGTAAATGGCAATGAGGGCTACTTAGGTAATCCGAATGTGAAACGTGACGGAATTGTTCAAGGTTGGACTCAAGAAAATATTCTTGAATACCAAAAGTGCATGAACGATCCCGCATATTTTGCTATAACATATTGTAAGGTTATTTCACTTGATAAAGGTCTAGTTCCTTTTAAGCTTTATCCGTATCAAGAAGAAATGTTCGACCACTTTAACGAGAATCGATTTTCTATCGTTCTTGCTTGCCGGCAATCAGGTAAATCTATTTCATCGGTAGCGTATCTCCTTTGGTACGCAGTATTCCATTCTGAAAAGAATATTGCTATTCTAGCAAATAAAGGTGCTACTGCTAGAGAGATGCTAGCCCGCGTTACATTGATGTTGGAAAACCTACCGTTCTTTCTACAACCAGGGACTAAAGCGCTAAACAAAGGTTCTATTGAGTTTAGTAACAACTCTAAGATTCTTGCTGCAGCAACATCTGGTTCATCTATTCGTGGTTTGTCTATA